GCCCTACTGGTAATCTTCTTGCTGACTTAATGGCCCCTCCTCCTGCTAGAACTCAGGCAGAGCAGTTAAGGACTAGCATTGGTGGAATGTTTGGGCTGGACACTAGACCTGCTACAGAGAAGCTAGCTGACCAGTTAGCTAACATTCCTTTGTCTACTTCAGAAGGATTAAAACAAGCAGCAGCTTTAGCCAAAAACTTAGGACTTTCTCGTCAGGCTATGATGTTAGCTACTGAGGCTGGAACTGTTGAGCAGCAGGAAAAAGACGATAATCTAAGAAGAAAGAGAGAACAACAGATTATTGACTTAGCAGCTAAAGCAGACGAAAGAGCAGACACTACTGAAGAGCGTCAGCAGAGAGCAGAAGCTAGGCAAGCTGCTACTCTTGCTATAAATCAAGCAGCTCTTTTAAGAGAGATTAGCCAGAGCGAAGAACAACGCACAGCAGCTCAGGACGCTTTTGTTAAAGAGTTCCCAGAAGATGTAGAGCTTGCACAGGCTATTGGTTCTGGTGCTTTAACTCTGAATGAAGCTCGTCTGTGGAAACAGAAAGGAGACCCTGCTGACTGGCCTCAATTTGTAAAGTGGGCAGAAGATAATCCTGACAAGGGCTATGGTGAGTTCTTGCAGTTTAAAGCTGACTTGCAGAAAACTACTCCTACTCCACAAGGAACTACACTAGACAGACAAGAAAGAGAAGAGGTAAATAAGTACATAGACAAGCAGCTTAGTACAGGAATGCTTGATAGAGGCGCAATAGACCTTCCTGAAGGAGTGGATATTGACGTAATAAAGAACAAAGTTCAAAAAGAAATGGAAGCCGATAAAACTGTAAATATGGAGGCAGGGTTGGCTCTTGTTCTTAGAGAATACGGAATAGGGCAAGAAGCAATACCAGAAAGTATTGACCCTGCTCTTGAGGAAAGTCTTAGTGCTGTCAGCGAAGCAGTAGAATCACCTACTCCTGAGTCTTCTACTCAGTCCTCTGCTTCTTCTCCTAAACCTAAAAGAGGAACGGCTGCTGCTATGAATAGAGGGCCAAGAACGCCTACTGTAACTACCTCCATGTTTACTCCTCCGGCAAGGGGACGAGGCGGTAGAGGCTTCCCTTACAGGAACTAAAAGAGAATAGCATGGCAGATAAAGAGCAGACCGAACAGCAAGAAAGCAGTATAAATCTTACTTTAGACATCTTGAAGAGGCATCCTAATCTTCAAGAGTTAGGTGCTTTGCCTGGAGATAAAGTAGTAGATGGGAAACTTGTTAGAGTTTTTTCTGATGGTTCTTTAAGTAACCCACAAGGCACAACCCTTACTGATGAAATGATAGGGCGTCATGGTAACTTACAAGAGCTTGATGCAAAAGCTGGCGATAAAATAGTTGACGGTAAGTTAGTTCGCACAGAAGAACTCAACACCATGCGTCAGGCTATGCTCGGCTTTGATGAATCAGGAAACGACATTACTAATCTGTCCGACTGGATAGCTGCTAAGACTGGCTTTGAAGCTCGTTTGTTTTACGAAGGTAAACTACTAGGCACATCGGAAGACATTTATGGAGAAGGCTTCTCAGAAGCTGACGTAGAAACTCGCAAGCAGATGATAATGGATGCTCGTGCTAGGTCTTTGATAGAAGACTATGGCTACTCTCAAGTGTTAGAAACGGAGCAGACAGGAGCGAGGACAGCAGGAGGCATTGGTAAGATGCTGTTTACTCCTACTACGCTTGCGCCTGTAGGTAAGACTGTGCAAGCAGGAGCAGCTATAGGAGCAGGACTGGGTGCTGGTAATGTGCTTCTTGAAGAGTTGGCAAAAGGAGGAGAGGTAGACCTTGAGAAAGTAGCTACTACTGGAGCTATTGGTGGTGTGCTAGGTGGTACTATTTCTAAAGCCTCTTCTGTCTTTAGGAACATGAGAGAAGACGCTGTTGTTCGTGGTGCTAACAATATAATAGATAAGACACAGACAGCTATAGATGATGGCTTAGAACAAGGACTAAAAGGCAAAGAGCTTAGAGACTTTGTAGTAAAAACTACACAGGTTAGCGATGATGATTTAAAGAAAGCTGCTGAGATAGCAGGACGTAAGCCTCGTGTGGCTCTGCCAGGTAGTAAGCTCTCAGCAGAAGCACAAGTAGATGACATAATAGAAAACGGTGGTGTAGCTGCTCGTCAGCAAAACGGAGCAGTAGAGAAGCTGTTTGGTGTACTATCCACACGTATCAAGAACATTGACGAAGGAGCCTTCTGGAAGCTCAGAAAGTATGAGAATAAAGTCCAGATGAAAACACAAAGCCTGTTAAAAGATACAGAAGGTTTCTTTAAAGGTATGAAAAACCTTTCAGCAGGGACTAAGCAGAAAGCAGCAGTAGCGTTAGCTAATGGAGAAAGAGAAGAGTTTAATCGCCTAGTATCTACAGAAGCCCCTAACCTTATCACTGAATATAATAGGGTTAGAAAAGTTCTTAGCGGTGCTAACGGTAAAGGCGGTTTGGCAGAAGAACTCAAAGGCGTAGGCTATACCTTTGATGAGATAGAGAACTATTTTCCTCGTGTAGTAAAAGACCTAGAAGGTTTGAAAGGTTCACTGGGAAAACAAAGAGCAGGGGTTATCGACTCTTCTCTTGCAGCAGTCGCAGCTTCTAAAGGAAAGTCTATAGTTGACCTTACTTCAACAGAGAGGTCAGCAGTTATTGACCAAGTTATGCGTGGCAAACGTGCTGTGTTTAACAAGAGTAAAGAGAAGCCTGTTGTTAGATATATCCCCTTTGAAGTTAAAGAACCTGGCATAGCTAACGCTAAGAAAAGAACTATCACTAAGATAAGCGAAGACCAAGAACAGTTTTATTATTCCCCAGAAGAAGCCTTGTTTAGCTACATCAACAAAGCAGTCAATGACATAGAAAAGAGAGAGTTCTTTGGGCGGTCTCTACAGAAAACAGCAGATGGTGTTATCGACACTGAGAAGTCTATAGGAACTCTGGTAGATGATGCTTTAACTTCGGGCAGGATAAACGAAGCACAAGCTCTTGACTTGCGAGATATGCTTAATGCTCGATTTGTAGGAGGCGCACAGACACCTCACGCTATCATACAAGGATTAAGAGATTCTGGCTATGCTACTACCATTGGTAATCCTGCATCTGCTCTAGTGCAGCTAGGAGATTTAGCAGCTTCCGGGGCATTGAAAGGACTGAAGAATACTTTAGCTGCTTTGTTTAGCACTAAAGAGCTAGATGTTATTCAGCTAGGAATAACTCAGGCAACTGAAGAGCTTGTCTCTCCTAATAAGGGAGCTAGGATATTAAACAAGATGCTTGAGTTGTCTCAGTTCAATCGTCTAGACCGACTAGGTAAGAACACCATTATCAACGCTTCTATCAGACAAGCCAGAGGGTTTGCTAAATCTGCTAAAGGTATAGAAAAGCTAAGAACTAAATACGGAAAGGCTTTTGGTGATGAGTTTGATAACTTTGTAGATGACTTACAGACTGGTCGTATGTCAGATAATGTAAAGTTCTATGCCTTTAACGAGCTTGCTGATATGCAACCAGTAGCTCTCAGTGAAATGCCACAGGCTTACTTGAATGTACCTAACGGACGTATCTTCTATATGCTTAAGTCCTTTATGATAAAGCAGTATGATGTTGTAAGGAGGGAGGTTGTTCAGGAGTTTAAGAAGGCTGATACTTTAGCTGGTAAAGCAGAAGCAGTTAAGAAAGGAGCTACGCTTCTTGGTTACTTAGCAGTAGGTAATGCTGGTACAGGTATGATAAAAGACATGGCGTTAGGTCGTGAGGTTGATGTTGACCAGATACCAGATAGAGCTATGTGGTCTTTGCTTGGGATTTACGGTTTCAATAAATACACAGCAGAAAGATACCTTAGCCAAGGAGACTTTTTAGGATTCGCCACAAATCAGTTAGCTCCCGCAGCTCCTCTAATTGATGCAGTGGGTAGAGGCTTGGGTGATGTAGGTAAACTAGAAGTTGATGAAGACACCGTAGCTAGACTTGTTAAACCGCTTCCTGTTATTGGGATGCCAGTATATAACTTGTTCTTAGGCGGGGCTGAAAAGTACAACGAGTCGATGGGTAAATAAAAAACCTACCTAGCCAGAGACCTAAGGGGAAATCTACTGACTAGGCAGGTGGAGGAGATAGAAGATGACAGTCTTCAGTACTTATACTACAAGGTACTGATTAGTCTGTCAAGATACCATTTACACTTTTCTAAGTCTTGCTTAGTCTTACCCTTATACATACACCGCCAAAGATACTTTAACGCATTTCCCCGCAAATAACCCTGGAATTCCTCACCGCTTAGTGTCGAGCTAATAGCTTCGATACACTCAACAGTCCCTGTATTATAATGTGCAGGGCTGTTGACTTCTTTGTCTGACTCCGGCACTACCTCTCTGTATAGTGCCTCATCCTTCTCTTCTCTTAGCTTCTTAGCTACCTCATCCCATTCCTCTGGTGTAGCATCGTCTATGCTATCTTTGATGATAGTCCAAGTTGCATTCGGATGCAGGTTAGGACAGTCCCCAGTCAGTCTGATAATCCACTGTTTACCTAAGTCGTTGGTAATGACAGCATCTCTGTCACCTTTGCTCAGCACTGTGTACTCTTTGTTGTTGCTCAAGCAACCTGCTGCTACTTTGTCTGATTTAACCTTCACTATACTTACTCCTCAAATAGTTGATAGACACAGGCATCTCATCGAAGCTCCCGTTATCTATCTCGTTTAACATCCAGACACCTGACCAGCTACCGTTAGTCTGTGGTGTCAGATAATCCTCATCATGCTGGTAGTAGATACCTGCAAAGATACCTGTTACTGCTGCCCCGTCTGCCTTCCTAGCGAAGGCTATGTCTCTGTCTTGTACGTGGCCTTGGACACACGACATCATCTTCTTCTGAAGCAGTAGCTTAGCATTAGATACAGGACGGCCCATAACACCGCTAGTAAAGTAATGACTATATACAATGCCATCCAGAATAACTGGCTCAAGAAAATCATAGACTTCCCAGCCCATCTCTTCAAGCTGTAAATCATCATAGCTTATCAGTCCCTCCAGCTTAGCATCTGACTCTACTGCTCTCTCTATCCTATGCTCGTGGTTGCCTAAGCAGAACACCAGTCTAGGGTTCCATCTCTTACGCTTGCCTTTCTTTAATCTCTTCTGCTCTTTACGTATAGGCTTTAGGAACAGCTCCATAGCTTCTACCCCTGCCTGTATATCACTGGTGTACCGCCTACCCTCAAAGCTCTTCTTGCCTACGTCATAGGTGGACAGTGAGGGCATATCCCAGTGGTCTCCCAAGTGGACTATAACATCAGGCTTCTTATCTACTGCATATTTACCTGCCCACTCCAGATGGTCGATAGGATACTCTGGCTTTACTTGTGTGTCTGGTATTATTAGATGCTTCATCTCAGTCACCCATTGTTAGACTCTTAAAGTTCTCTTTGATTGTGTCAATATCAAACAAATACATTTTAGTTTCTGACCCATTATCCCCTCCTACTTTGATTGAATGATACTTCTCTCCGGCAATTAGCTTTTTAAGCCTTGCGCTAGACACAGCAAACAATCCTTCCCCATCAGGTGTATGTATTTTGTAGATGTAGTAGGCTGCTTCACTTCTATCTATGCCCGAAGGCTTACCACGGCACTGGAACTCTACTGCTACGTTACCTGTTCTTTTGCACATAAAGTCTTCTTTAACTTCAATCAATACGACATCGCCAGTCTTTAGTTTTACTTTTATATCGTAGCGGTAATCGTTGTTTAGTTCTATTACTTCATGGCCTTCATCAGAAAACCACTGAGCTACCTGCTCCTCTGTCTTAGCAGCTAGAAGAAGGTCTTGCTCAAAGCTGTAGTGAACCATAAAGACTAATCATCCCAGGAGCCACAGATAATAGCTCTGTCAGTGTAATAGGTAGCCATAGATTCAAAGTAAGCTATCATGTGTAGATGGAGGCTCGGCCCTCCGAACAAGAAGTAACACATAATAACAGGGAGAGCTAGTAGCGAGAGGCTATCTAACACTCCACGAAAACGGGATGTCATACTCGGTGAAATATCTAAAGCCTTGCTTCTCGGCCCATTCGCCATGTGTGAATTTTGTTCCATCTCTTCTCTTCCTCGCTCCTGGCATGGGAGTCTTCGGGTTGTAGAATATAAAAACAAGTTCGTCATGTTTGCCTAGCCCTTCTCCTATGTCCACATACTTCCTAGCTTCTTGTCTGTCTCTGAACCTACCTTTGGCTTCTATGTAGATAGTGTTCTTGCCATCGTGGTAGATAAAGTCAGGGAGGTAGGTCTTGTACTGGACGTACTTGATAGTGTCGGAGTGACACTTACAGCCTTTGAGCTGTTTGTGGTGGAGGTCATACTCGAACCAGCTATCGTAACCTTTGGGTGGTCTGCCAGTCCGCTTCTTCTTTTTATTGGGCTGCTTCATTCGGTGGAGTCCATATCTCTTCCGGCTTGCGCCTGAGCCATAGCAGTCTCGCGTTCTCAATCACACGCTCCTCAGACTCGTGGAGTTCAACACACTTATCATACATCTCCTGTTCGGTTAATCCTTCCAGTAGCTTGAGAGACTTCTTATCTCCTATGCCGTTGATACCCATGATGTTATCTATCCTATCACCCATGAGTATCTGCCTGTAGAAGAACAGTAGTCCTTCCTCTGGTGTTACATAATACTTTT